GGATGTTTATAATACATATATATAAGAAACAATGGGTTAGTACCCCATTGCTTCTTCAAAGGTTGAAACAGTTTGAACAACAGCTTCTTCGATAGTTAAGTCTGCAACATTAACCACGATTTCATTACTACGATCTCTTTGGATAATCCAACGACCTGCTTCATTAAGCTCAATGTTTAAGTTCATCAGTCCATCTTTAGGACGTCTTCCTGAACGTAACTCTTGGGTAACAGTTGTTGAGCAGAATGCTTCTTTAACAACTTCACCTTTGTCATTTCTAAGTTTAACCATAATTCTTTTCTCACCCATAAGGTTTTGATCTAAGAATACTAATGAACCTTTTTTACCTGTAATGTCAATTACTTTTGCCATAACGTTTTGATTTTGATTTGTGCGTGTTTTGTCAAATGGGGACTACCCCAACCACGCAAATTATAGGTGGGGTTTTTGTTGGGATGGGTCTACTCCAGCACATACACGATGGGTATCAAAATTTTGGGAAAAAAGTTTTTTTTTCTTTTACAGCGTTTTTATAACGAAAAAAGTTTTTACCTTTGGTGGGTGGGTGGGGTGTATATAATATTTTGTTGTGTATAAAGATTTTTGTATATCTTTGTTCTTAATAAACCAAATAATATAATGATAGTTCAGAAGTTAAAAAGAAATGTACAGGATGATATAGCTCTTGCTGAGAAGTATTATTCTATTCTTTCAGATGTTAATTCTTTAAATTTAACTACGAGAGAAATACAGTTGATTGCTTTTACAGCTGTGAGAGGTAATATTACGAATGCCAATGTAAGGGAAGAATTTTGTACAAAGCACAATACAACAAACCCTACGATTAACAACATAATTAGTAAGTTGAAAAAGGTTGGAGTGTTTGTTAAGGAGAAGAACATGGTGAAGGTTAATCCTGTTATAGTGTTAGATTTTAATAAGGATGTATTCCTTGCAATAACATTGAAGCATGATGACAAACAAACCTCCTAGTATGTCTATTAAGGAATTTCTTGTTAAGAAGATTGCTATTAATAAGGTGTGTGACAAGATGGTTTCTGAGAAGACGATTGATACAATTATTTCACATCAATTTGATTCTGCCAATGCAGCTACAGCTACAAACAATTCAATTGAGATTTCTGGATTTGGAAAGTTTGTGTTTAATGAGAAACGTGGAGTTAAACAAATGCAGAAATACACAGAGCAGGTTAGCTATTATTCTAAGATGTTATCTTCAGAGCTAACAGATGTAGAAAGAAGAAACGCAGAAATGAGACTAGAGTCTGTTAATAATAATGTCAAAGCTTTAAAACCAAAACTAAATGAGCCTAGCACAAATAATCGAGGGATGGAAGAATAATCTTCTTCCTTCAGAAAAAGAAAAAGAATTGATTCAACAGGTGAGTGATTCAAGGATGATAGTGTGTAACAATTGTGAGCACATTTCTACAAAACACAAATCTGTTAGACCAGATGTACATTGTACAGATTGTGGATGTACATTAGCAGCAAAAACAAAATGTCTCTCTTGTGAATGTCCTTTAAAGAAATGGACAGCCATAGAAAAAAATACATAAGCCATGGAAGCAAACAAAGATTTTAAAGTTACAAAGATTCCTCTAGAGATGTTCATTAATCTCCTTGTTATATTATATGAGGAAGGAGCAAACTTTATTGATCTTTCTGCACAGGTTGATGAAGAAGAAAAACAGGACACAATTAAAATAGCTGTTCAAGAAGATTATTATGATGCTGAAGATGATGATGACGAGGAAGATTCTCCAAGAGCAAAAATTAAACTGTCAGACGATGACATTAACAATTTAATATAATGGCTGCTAGTTTTTATAACCAGAGTTTAAAAGCTTTATCAAAGCTTGATAAACTTTTTCCTTTACAGTCATTAGGGAAACACATTGCTACAGCGATGGATGGGCATTGCATAGAGAACCTTTCTAATAAGGAGTTCTACAATATATTAAATGATTACATTATAGAGCTTGAATCAGGAGTTCCATATTGCGAAGATTTGGAACAGATAATACAAGAGGGCCTCGATTTAAACCATATTCTTGACGAGGAGGAATAACAAAAACTAAATTATGGCAGCGTTAAAGAAAACTACATACATTAATACAGAGCTTGATTGGGCAGAGCAACAACTCTCAAGTTGGAAACAATACGTTGATGCAAATCCTATGCACACATTAGAGGATAGAATCAAGTGGAAAGAAACCAAAGCTGGTGGAGCAATGCCAATGGTTATTGCGAGCATTGAGAGCCAAGGAAAATTTATTCAGGAGACAATGAAAAATTACTTAGCTTTGCTCGAAGTTGTAGACAAGCTACGTGAGAAAGAAGAGGCCAAGAAAGTGGAGACACGAGGTGGTCAAGAACTTGGCTCTATGGCTGAAGACTTCTTAAAAGGAAGACGATAAATGAAACTACATAGTATAGATTATAAGGATTGGTTCATCAATCAGAAACGTATTCCAGATAAAACGTCTGATGAATACAAAGCATTCTTCAACTTCCACAAGGAGTTAAGTATGAATGGCTGTATGATGGATGGACAGTACATCAATCCCTTTCTATATTGGCATCTAAACATCTGGCACACAGAGGTGGATATTATAGATGAATATGGACGTATTAATCAGAAATATGCTAACCCTCTTCTTAGAGATAATGAGTGGTTAGTTACAAATGAAATTGACAGAGCACATAAAGAAAAGAAAGGTTTAGTTATACTAGGTATTAGACGTTTTGCTAAGTCTGTTATTGAGGCAAGTTACATAGGACAAGGTGCTACGTTTGATGAGAACTCACAGAACATTATTGCAGGACTAAATGCTCCTGATATCAAGCTTATTACAGATAAGATTGACAAGGGATTAAACTTCTTACCAGAAGCATGGAGATGGCAGAGGGTAGAAGACAATTGGAAGAACCAAGTGACACTTGGAATTAAAACTAGAGCAGGAGAAAGAATCCCATTTTCTCAGATCCTTATTCGTAACTTAGATGGTGGTAATAATGAGGAAGCTATTGCAGGTACAAAACCTCGTAGACTAATCATTGACGAGATAGGTAAAGGAAGTTTCTTACGAGGACTTCAAGCTGCTACACCTGGATTTACAACACCATTTGGTTGGGGTTGTAGTCCTATTTTGACAGGTACAGGTGGGGACATGAAGATGTTTATGGATGCGAAGAGCTTAATGTTTGACGTAGACAATTTTAATTTTCTTACGTATAATAATGCAAAAGATGATAAGCGTGTACATGGACTTTTCATCTCACACAAATACAGAATGGAAGCCAAAGAGGAAAGCTCTCTTGGTGCATTCTTAGAAAAACCAGAAGGATCTTCTTTACATGAAGTGAAGATGATGGTGTCTAATGAAGAGTTAGCCACAAAGATTACAAATGACAATCTCGAGAAGCTTAAAAAAGCAGGAGATAGAATTGCTTATTTAAAGGAGAAGATGTATTATCCACAAGAGGTAGATGATATATTCCTGAACGAAGACACAAACATCTTTGACATTGAATCAGCTAAACGTCAAAAAACCAGACTATTAAATCAAGAAAGAACAGGAACTCCTGTTGTATTATATGATGATGGACAAGGTGTAAAACATGAGTTTTCAGATAGACTACCAATTACAAATTTTCCATTAAAGAATTCAGATCAGAAAGATGCTCCTGTAGTTATATATGAGTTTCCTGTAGACACTCCCCCATATGGACTTTATGTTGCAGGGATTGACCCCTACAGACAAGGTAAGTCTGCATATTCTACATCGTTAGGATCTGTGTACATATATAAACGTATGCATGCCATAGCTGGAGAGAAATACCAGGATATGTTTGTAGCTAGTTATTGTGCACGTCCTGACAAAAAAGAAACATGGGAAGAACAGGCACGACTATTGATTAAGTATTATAATGCTAGAGCTCTATGTGAGAATGATGAGATTTCCTTTATAGATTATATGATTTCCAAAGGAGATGCGCATTATTTAGAACGTCAACCAGACTGGTTAAAAGAAATAGTTCCCAATACAACAGTTAGACGTGACTATGGTATACATAGATCTGCTGAGAAAATACGAGACTTCCTACATGGATGTCTTAAGAAATATACAGAAGAGGCAATACACGTAGAGAAAGATGATGATGGAAATATTATCTCTGAAACAAAAGGTATGTCAAAGATATTTGATCCTGTGCTCCTTGAAGAAATGATACAGTATAATGAGGATGGTAACTTTGATAGAATCATTGCTGCAGAATTAGCTGTGGCATTAGCCATGAAGTTAGATCCTATCATGGGAAGAACTGGTGGGAAAGAAGATGGAAGAATTACATCACTATATAAAACAAAGAAGAAAAACTCTTTGTTTGCAGAATCTAGTGGAATGTTTAATAATAAAAAACGTAAATTGTTTACATAATGGCAATAATTAGATATACCAAAGATGCTACAATACGCTATGCGTATTTAAACATCTTTCCAGATCAGTTCAAAACTGAAAAAGAAAAGCAAGATGAAAGTTGGATTAAAAATACAATGGACTATTTTGCTAACAAAGCATATGCTGAATATGTGAAGAACAGGGACACCTTTGTAAAGAACTATGATCTTATGAAAGGTATTCTGAGAATGGAAGACTTCTATCAAGAACCACATGTGAAAAGTTTTACAGACATGTTAGAAGCTGATCTTCAACTTCCTGCATATGTAAAACACTATTCTATTGTCACCACTCCTGTAAATGAATTGGTTGGAGAAATAAGCAAACGTCCTGATACTTACAGAGTTAAGGCATTTGATGATGACAGCCAAGCTGAAGAATTACAATTCAAAACAGATATTCTTCAAGAGTACATAATAAATAAAGTTAAAAAAGGAATTTACGAAAAGGCTGCAATGCAAGGTCAAGAAATTTCTGATGAAGAAGTTCAACAAATGACAATGGAAGAAGTTAAAGACTCGTTAGATTCTTATACATCTGTTGCAGAAAAATGGGCTAATCATATTCTTACATGTCAAAAAGCAGAGTTTAATTTAAAAGAAAAATCAGAAGATGCATTTAGAGATCTTCTAATATCAGCAAGAGAATTTTATCACATATATGAAGACAACTCAAAACTTGGTTTCAACATCGAAGTTGCTAACCCAAAGAACACTTGGTTTCTCACTACTCCTGATAGAAAGTGGATTTCTGATCCCACAGGCAGAGCTCAGGGTGCTTATGCTGCTGGCACAGTACAGGTTATGGAGCTATCAGAGATCATTGAAGCTATACCAGATCTTACGAAAGAGGAAATTGACCACTTACGCTCGTCACTACAAGACTATGGACTTATCAACGTTAGAGAGTCTAATCTTGGGAATCCTAATGCTCCTGAAGGTATCGATTCTGTAGTTTACGATACATATGATCCTCTTGTGTTACAAACAAGAATGATGATTGAGTCTGAGATGAAAGAGAACAATGATGGACTTAAAGACTTTTTAGGGCTAACGTCAAACGTTAGTAGTTTTGGTTATAAGTATGTTGTTGTACGTAGTTATTGGATTTCTAAAAAGAAAATAGGTAAGCTTATTTATGTTGATGATATGGGTAATGAGCAATCAATGCTTGTAGATGAAAGTTATAAGTCTGGATCCATGCCTACACAACAATCATTAGAATGGGGATGGATTAATCAATGGTATCAAGGAACTAAGATTGGTCCAGACATCTATCACATTAAACCATTTAAGTTAATAAATTATTGTCCTATTATAGGAACAACATATGAGGTGAAGAATACAGAGGCAAGATCTCTTGTAGATCTTATGAAACCTTTTCAAGTTATATACAATGTATGTATGAACCAATTATACAAACTTCTTGAGAAAGAAGTTGGTAAGGTTCAACTTATGTCATTACGTCACATTCCTATTCCTAAAGATGGAGATGCACAAGATGCTCTTGACATATGGGAAATGGAAGCACGTAACAGAGGGGTTGTATTTATTGATGACTCTCCAGAGAACTTAAAAGCTCCTAGTTCATTCAACCAATTTACAGCTCTCGACCTTACACGTACGCAGGAGATACAATCTCGTTACACTCTTGCACAACAAATGAAAGTGGAATGCTGGGAACTTATTGGTATGTCTAAACAACGTATGGGATCTGTTGCAGCATCTGAAACTGCTACAGGTACAAACACTGCAATACAACAAAGTTATTCTCAAACAGAACCTTTATTTATTGCACACGAATATGTAATGGGACAACTCTATCAAGCAATCATTGATGCTGCATTATATGTAGAGAGTTCTAAACCTCAGTCTACGCTTTCATATATTACATCTGAGGGAGAATCTGCGTTTATACAAGTGAATGGTACAGATTTAAAATTCAGAGACTTAAAAGTGTTCCCAACGAATCGTCCTGAAGATACACAAATGTTTAATGAACTTAGACAATTGGCACAACCTTTGATGCAGAATGGTGGTTCATTATATGATGTTATTGAATTGTACAGCACTAAGTCTATGAGAGAGATGAAGAAAACCTTCAAAGATCTTAGAGATCAACAAATGGCTCAACAACAACAAGCACAACAACTTGAGCAACAAAAACTTGAACAACAACAGCAGCAATCTCAAGCTACACTACAACAAGCTGCTCAATTACAACAAGAAAAACAAGCTAATGACGACTATCAAAAAGAACTTGATAGATTATCTAGAGAGAAAATTGCTATCATTCAAGCTACAGGATTTGGTAAAGTAGAAAGTGAAGACACTAATCAGAATACAATTCCTGATGTATTAGAGATGAGTAAACTTACACAAGAACAAGATAAAGCTGGTAAAGAATATGCTAGCACAATGGCTGACATTCAATTGAAAAATAAACAAGCCTCTGATAAAATGTCTATAGAAAGAGAAAAGTTACAAGTGGCTAGAGAGAATATGGCAAACGATCTTGCTGTTGCAAAAGAGAATGCAAAGGGCAGAAATAACAAAAAAAAGTAATAAACCTTAAAGAGGATTAGACATTAATGCTATATTACGACAAAAATTATAGCATATTGGCAACTAATCCTTTGAAATTAAATATTGTTAAATTAGTTTTACACGTAATATAAACCAAATATTAAACACAACTACATTATGGCTGATAATACAGACAACCTGTCTATGGGTAATTTTAGTATCCAAGATACTATGGAGATGGGTATGGGAAATCAGGAATTACTAAATGATTTGTTTTCTCCTGAAACTTCTACTTCCAACCCTGAAGATGTCACACCAATCATTAAAGACGCTGAACCTGCTACACCTCCTGCTAAACCAGCAGTACCAAAAGGTAAAGAGATATCACCAGTTGATGATGATGCTGATGATAAAGAAAAAGGACAATCTCTTATTTCAAACTTCTTAGGTGACAACACTGATGAAGAAGATGAAGATGACGATACACCACCTGCACCTGTTGCAAAAAATGCACCAACTGATACATCTGATGAAGAAGATGAGGATCCACAAGGTACTCAATTCTCTGCACTAGCAAATGACTTATTCAAGTTAGGAGTTTTTAATAAAGATGAAGATGACGAAGAAGAACCTATTACAACACCAGAACAATTCTTAGAAAGATTTGAAACTGAAAAGAAAAAAGGAGCTACTGAAATGGTTCAAAATTTCATTTCACAATTTGGAGAAGATTATCAAGAAGCTTTTGATGCCATATTTGTAAAAGGAGTTAATCCTAAAGAATACTTTGGTACATATAACCAGGTGGTTAATTTTGCTGAGATGGATCTCTCAGAAGAATCAAACCAAATAAGAATAATGAAACAAGCATTGGCTGATCAAGGATTTGACGCTGATGACATTGATTCAGAAGTTGAAAGACTTCAAAATTATGGTGATCTTGAGAGCGTAGCAACAAAGCATCATAAAGTATTGGTTAAAAAAGAAGCACAGAAGTTGGGACAAATGGAAGCTAAGGCTGAACAAGAGTTAAAACAAAAAGCTCAAATTAGAAATCAATATATACAAAATGTTCAAGGTATCCTTGGAGAAAAATTAAAATCAAAAGAGTTTGATGGTATTCCATTAAACCCAAAATTAGCAACAGAACTACAAGACTTCTTATTAGTTGATAAATGGAAGACAGCATCTGGAGAAACACTTTCAGATTTTGACAGAACCATTTTAGATCTTAAAAGACCTGAGAATCATGCCATGAAAGTTAAAGTTGGTTTGCTTCTTAAAATCTTAGAAAAAGATCCAACATTATCAACTATACAAAGAACAGGTGTTAGTAAAAAATCTAACGAGTTGTTTGGAGAAGTTGCAAGACAGGTGACAAAAACAAAAACGTCAACTGGTAGTGGTTCAAAAACTAATCCTAATTCGTGGTTCACTAACCTATAATAAAGTAATTTAATAACAACAAAAAGTATAACAAAATGAGTATTCAAACTATCCCAGGGTTAACTGGTTTTACTTACGCTAGAGTAGCCTCTATGGACAAGCGTGCTGTAGGTAAACTTACAGACTCTAACCACTTGGAGTCTTTTCACTCCACTGAACCAGCTGACTATGATAAAAAAATCATCAGCTTGTACACTCAGAGTTCATTGTACAGCAATGACTTCTTAGACATGATCAACAAAAGCACACCTTATTACATTGATAATAATAGTGATGCTTGGAAATGGCAAATTGCTGTTCCTTACAAGTTCCCAAAAATCATTGATATTCCTACTTCTACAGTAGAGAATAACAAACCAGGGATTGATGGACAAGAATTTACTTTAGTATTAGATACTAATGAGTTCTCTAAAAACGCTATCGTTTCTGTAGGTTCACGTCAGTATGGTCCTCGTTTCTATGTAATCAAAGATCCTATTCCATGGAACATGGGTTACTTGTACAGTTTCAACTTAGTAACTGACAATCCAACAATTGATTTTGTAAACTCTACTTTCTTACAAGTTGGTGTTGAGTTAGAATTGGTTGATGCTGCTATTGGTGAGTTTGACCAAGACTTATTAGGATTGCCTCGTTTAGGTGAGCAAATCACAATGTTCGAATCTTTAGGTTCTGCATATGGATATGAGCACAAAATCACTGAATGGGCTGATGATAAAATGATGGTTGATGCTTCTGGTAAGCCTCTTGATATTTTAGTATATGCTCCACAAAGACGTAACCAATTACCTTTAACTCGTAATGATGTTAAATGGGAGCCATTTGTTGAGTTCTGGATGCGTAAATCTATGTTGGAATTAAAAGTTAAACGTATGATCTGGGCTAAACCAGGTACAGTTAAATCTGGTGGTTCACAACAAAACTTGAAACGTACATCTGCAGGTGTTTACCACAGAATGCGTAACAATGGTAACTTAGTACAATATAACAGAGGTGAATTCTCTGCTAACTTGATTCGTTCAGTATTTGGAGATTTATTCTACAGACGTGTGGACGTTAAAGATAGACGAGTTAAAATGTACACTAACGAAGCTGGATTCGACGTATTCCAACAAGCTTTGAAAACTGATGCATTAAACTCAGGATTAACTTTCATGGCTGACTCTGGAAACAGATACATGCAAGGAGAAGGACAACACATCACTTACAACTTTGCATTTGATGCAATGGTAACTCGTGAGACTGGTCGTGTTGAATTGATTCACTTGAAAGAATTAGATTTACCACAATCTAACTTAGAGTTTGGACAAAACAAAAAGAGCACTCCAGTATTTATGGTGTTTGATGTTTCTCCAATGTCTGATGGTTCAATGGTAAACAACATTCGTGAGGTACGTATGAAAGGTGCGCCTTCTATGACTTGGGGTTATATTGATGGAACTCGTCACCACTTAGGTTTTGCTAAATCTCAAGGTATGAGCTCTGCTAACAAATTCCCAGGATACGAAATCTGGATGAAAGATCGTTGCGATGTATTCATCGAAGACTTATCAAGAACTGTGTTGATCGAAGAAATCCCACAATTCTAATAAAAATAACAGTACTTACTACGCTACCCATTCAGAACAGCGTCCCAGAGTAAGTCGTAAATCGAAAAGAATTCCCCCCTATCCCCCACTCTCTCCCACCTTGGGGGGAAAACTTTTCAAACAGAATGATGGACTTATGTCGCATTATCCTTCGATGGGTACATTCTGCAAAGTATAAACCAATTTTAATTAAACTACATTATGGGCAAGTTAGGCAAAATCTCTACAATAAAAAGAGACTATTCAAATAGCGCACAGTTGCAAACAATGCAAAGTGAACTATCACGAAAAGGTATGACACGTATTCCTGGAACAGGAGTATTTAAATATCCTTACAAAGAGTTAGATGGACAGTATAGAACAGGATTAGATCCAAATGCTTCTTATATTAGAAGAATTGCTGATGAAACAGAACGTGAACTAGAAATAGAACGTGTTACAAAACTTCGTCAAAAATTAGAAGCTGCATTAGGTGACATTGATCTTGGTCCTCGTTCTAAGTTTTGGAACTATGGATTATCAACATCTACAGATGATCAAACACATGTACAACCTGTGAAACTATTAGATGGTGATAACTATTATGATCTTATGGTTCCTTTTCAAGAATTAGCATTTTCATGGTTAAGAGTACATCCAACCATTGCAAGTTCTTATCAATCTTGGGAAAGAGGAGAATATCCTGCAGAAACACAGTTTTATGTTGTTGATGATGAAATTGAAAATACAATTATATTCAAGAAAAAACAATTGATCAACAAAGCAATTGTGAAATTTGATTCTATGACTCCTGAGAAGAAACGTAAAGTTGCAAGACTTTTAGGACTTCCAGTTACAGAAGACACTAAAGAAGAAGTTGTTTACAACCAAGTAGATAACGTTCTTAAACAAGCAGAGTTTAAATCTGGTACATTCCAAGGATTAAATCCTGTAGAAGTGTTTAGTAGGTTTGCTGACATGAAAGAAAACTTGTTACATATTAAAGATTTAGTTAAACAAGCAACATCACATTCTATCTACAGAGTGAAACCAAATGGTAGAGTTTATGAAGGAGAGTATGAAATTGCAGTTGATGAAGAGTCATTAATTAAATTCTTAATTGATGATGATAACCAAGATGATTTAATCACTCTTGAGCAGAAATTAAAAACTAAAAAACTAGCTTCTATTTAAGAGGTTAGTTTTTAAAAATATAAAACATGATACCAGTAGATAGTCTATTATACAAGATTGACCAAAGATTGAATAAGCTATCAACTAATGAGCACCAACAGATTCAACTTGAAGATAAAATCTTAGCTCTGAATGAGGCTCAGATCAAGTTGATAAAGCAAAAGATTGACAACATTAGTACTGTGAGTCAAATGGGTTTAGACTCATTTAAAAAACGTTACGAAGATCTACAAAGTTTAGTGATGGATTATAATCATCAACCATTAGAGCTTGTAGAATCAGATAAAGAAATACATCAGTGGAAAGCTAACATACATCAATTAGAACCACAATATATGTTCTATGTAGATTCATATGTGTTAGCTGATAAAGGAAGATGTAAAAACAGAAAGATCTGGATTAACAGAGATCTTGCAAAACATGGGGATCTTCAGTTTATTATGAACAACGATCATTACAAACCAAGTTTTGAATATCAAGAAACATTTAATCTTTTATCCTCTGATGATATAAGTGTATTTACAGATGGGACGTTCACTCCTAATACTATAAATATAATGTACATGAGATATCCAGTTTACATAAATAAAACAGGATTCATTATGTTTGATGGTCAACCATCATTTGATCAAGACTGTGAACTTGAAATGTATCTAGAAGATGAATTGTTAGATTTAACAGTTGAGAATCTAGCAATGTATACAGAGAATCAAAGTGCAGTTCAAAATGCACAATATAGAATACAAACAAACGAATAAATTTTTAACTTAATAAATAAATAAAATGGCAGATTTTTCTTTAACTACTGTCTTTGTAGTACCAGGTTTTCAGAGCTCATTGCCTGTAAATGGTAGCCCTACACAAGACTTAGCAGCTGGTGAAGTAGGTATTTTTGGTAGCAACTATGAAGCTACTGCAACCCCTAGTTCTTTTAAGTATTTTTACATTGCCCAAGGTAGAACAAACACGTATTTGCAAGGAACAAAACGTTCTGATAAAATTGCAGGATGTGGTGGTGGATTTGGTGGATGTAACTCAAATGTAACTGAATGGTACAAAGTGACTGGATGTCCTACTCCTATTAACCAAATCACTGATGTTGATCAATGGAATGTAAAATGTGGTGACGTTGTAACTTTAACATTACGTGCTCACTCTTCTTACATTGACACATTGTACTTCAATGGTTTCACTCGTTCAGTAACTGTACAAGCACCTTGTTGTGATTGTGGTGGTGATCCTTGTGACACTGTTGATGTTGATGCTTTGATTGATCAATTCATTGTAAAATTAGAAGCACAAGCTCCTGGTATCAACCCTGATAACATTAGCTTCAACACATTCTTTACATTTGCAAATGTAGGTGGTACAATTTTACGTATTACAGGAAAACCATTAACTAAATATGGTCAACCATGTGACGTTGCTGCGTTCCCATTTGAATATGACAGAATGTATTTCAGAACTTTTGTATACAATGGTCCTGCAACTACAGCTGACTTTATCGTAGCTGATAATTGTAACATTGTTGCTGAAGCTGTTGTTACACAAACATCTAACTATGCTAGAGGTACATCTGCAGAAATTGCTCAATTAGAGAAAAACTTCTACAGCTACCAAGCAGGTTACTTGAAACACTTATACAGAATGGCTGGTTACAATGGTAACTTTGAGTCTTGGGTTGTTGATGGTACAACTTATGATACTTTCTACATCAAATTTAATGAGCTAGACAAGTCTGCTTATCAATGGGGTGATTATATTCATGAAGATTCAATGGTGATCCTTGCAGTTGCAACTGGTTCAGGTATTGGTAGCGATATTCAAGATGCGTTAGAAGATGCTCTTGGTGAAGCATACGATGATTCAGGAGTATGTCTTACTACAACATCTACTACTACAGCAACACCACCAACAACAACGACTACTACTACTACTGCTCCATAAGTATAATAGTAAGAACTAATAACTAATTAAAAAGGGGAAGGAAGGTTTTAACTTTCTCTTCCCTTTTTTTATTAAAATTAAAAATTATGCCAACATTAAAGTTAGATTTCTTAGTAGTTCCTACATATAACACATTAACTCTTGGGGTGATAGATGCGTCTACATATCCTACAGATCCTCCTGTTGTCACATCTCCAACAATTGAAATAAATATTCCTGGATTTGATACTGCAATTCTTGCGTTTGATGTAAATAATTTTAATATCTTTACATCATCAAGTTTAGGCATTACTGCATCAGGTGTAAACCAACCTCTTCCTGATGGAGTTTATCATTTAAAATACTCTGTAGCTCCAGCATATGAAAACTTTGTAGAGAAAACAATTATTCGTGTTGATAGATTACAAGAAAGATTTGATGAAGCATTCATGAAACTTGAAATGATGGAATGTGATAGAGCAATTAGAACACAATCAAAAGTGGAATTAAGCTCAATATATTTCTTCATACAAGGAGCAATTGCAGCAGCAAACAACTGTGCAATTGTCGAATCAAACAAACTATATAATCAGGCATCCATTATGTTAAATAATTTTAACAAAAACAATTGTGGTTGTTCTGGAAATAATTATGCAATAAACTTTTATTAATATGGCTGCTTGTGGAAATTGTGGGGCTAGTGTGGGCTGTGGATGCCAACTAAAGAATGGGTTATGTGGAAAATGTCAAAGTGCTCCTCCTAAACCCCAACCTAAAAAATAATAATTATGTTATCACCTAGACTAACCAATTGTCCAGAGTGTGCAAACATTCCTTCTCTGATTGCAGAGATTGATTGTAAAATTGCAGATATGGCTAATAGCTTATACAACAATGTTGTATTCATGCTTAACCAATCTTTTGCAGGAAGTGTTATGTTTGATCTTTTAAACTATAAAAGAATCCTTACATACAAATATCATAATCCAAGTTATGCTAGTCAGTATTCTGTGAATATGATTGCTAGTAAAATTAAACTTTTAAAATTCAAATAAGATGTCTTGTACAAATTGCTTTAATGGGTGTACTGAAACTAATTCAGATCAATGTATTAGATACACAGGAGAAGATGTTCCTGCATTAGGCATTAGTCATGGTGATAGTCTTTTGGCTGTAGAGAATGCAATTACAACATTTCTTGTTCCTGTATTAACAGGAGAAGGAATTAAACCTATAGTTGATGAGAGCATTATTTGTAATGTAGTTAAACAGTTTCTTCCAACATGTACACAGTGTACAGGATTCACATTAAATGAAGTCTTAACAGCAATTATTAAAGCAGCATGTTTATTACAAGAACAAATAGATGATCTTGTTGCAGAATTTGAAGCTTTAAATGCTGATTATAATATAGATTGTCTTGATAGTGTAACAGCATCGTCTGGTACACATGACATACTTCAAGCTGCAATTGATAAAATTTGTGAGCTAGAAGTTAACCTTGGAGCATTAGCTCTTGATCTTGCTACAAACTATTATACTAAAGCACAGGTTGATGCAGTTGTCGCAAATTACGTCCCACCTGGTTCAAATTTAGTTAAGAATAAAATGATTCCCTATGTAGCTGTTCCATTTTTTGCTACAGACTTATCAATGTTTGATCCTACAGGCGCAGGCATAGGTGATTGGATTGATATTTATTTATGTGTTGGATCTAGTAGTAATTCACAAGTACCAGATATACGAGGAAGAGTTCTTGTTGGAGTTACAACAAATGTTCCAGGAGGACCAATGGATCCAGATGTTGTTCCTAATATGGGAACAGGTGGATTTAATCCTGCGTATACAATAAATACTATATATGGAAGTAACAGTATAACACTTGGTGTTACACAAATGCCTACGCATACACATATTATAGATGTAATAAATCCTCCACATAGTCATTTTGTAGCTGCAGTACAAGGAGGAACATTATCATATCCTGCAAATCCTATCAATCCTATAACATCATATGTAGATTATTCTGATACAGGTAGTTATAGATTTTCATCATCTTCTCTTCCAGCAACAGTAGGACCAACATCAGCTACTACCACTGCAGTAACTGCAACTGCTCAGAATACAGGAAATGGGCTTCCTCATTCAAATATACAACCTGTAATTGCTTGTAATTATATAATATATATACCTTAATTTTATTAATATGTCTTGCACAAATTGTTATAATGGTTGCGCTGAGATTGTTTCTGATCAATGCGTTAGATATACAGGGGTCGATGTACCTCTATTAGGTATTCACAATGGTGACACTCTTCTCACTGTTGAGAATGCAATCATTTCATTTGTTACACCTTTTCTTGATGGATCAGGTATAAAACCTATTATTGATCCAGATATAATATGTGATGTAGTTAGACAGTATATTCCTACGTGTGTAGAATGTAATGGATTTAACTTGAATGATGTATTGTCAGCAATTATAAAAGCTACATGTAATCTTCAAGAACAAATAGACGCTATTGTAGCAGAGCTTGCAGTATTAAATGCACCTTATGATAGTGACTGTTTAGTACTTTCTCCAAATGCAGATACACATACTATTGTACAAGCTGTAATAAATAAACTTTGTGAAGTAGAAGCTGACCTTGCTATATTAGCATTAGATGTTTCTACAAATTATATTAGAATTGATCAAATCAATAACTACATTGCTGCATACATTAATAGTAGTACAAGCGATTTAGTAAATGCTAAAATGATTCCATTTGTAGCATTAGAGTTCTATGGTGATTTAATTGGTAAGTTCGATGCTACTGGTGCAGGTATTGGAGCATGGAAAGATATTAATTTATGTAATGGAAACAATAACACTCCTGATAAACGAGGTAGAGTTGCTGTTTGTGCAATAACAGATATGGGTGGTGGTCAATTGGATCCAGAAGTAGATCCTGCAGTAAATCCATCATTTAATCCTAATTATGTAATAAATGATAATAGTCATGGTGTTAATTTTATAACACTTAATGAATTTCAATTACCTAGTCATGCACATAATAATACTGTTTTTACAGCATTGGAACAAACACCACATACACATGGTTTGACAGGAGGTGTAGTTATGTTTGGTGGACCTTATGGATTAAATTATGCTAGTGACTTTGCTTTCTTTGCAAAATATGATACAGATCCACAACTTGCTAATATAACAGTAAATACTACAATAAATAATGCTTACACAGGTGGTAATCTACCTCATTCAAATATCCAACCAGTTTACCCTTGTTATTATATAATGTATATACCAACTTAATTATGTGGCCATATTTACCTCAAAACCCATGTGGGTGTGACTCTTGTGAGAGTTCTAATGAATCAACAACAAACGTTGGATCAGATAACGTAAGATATATTGGAGAACCTTTAGCTTGTACAGGGATTGAACCTTGTGACACGCTCACTGTTGCTCTCCAGAAAATTGATAATGCAGTTTGTAATATATTTGATATACTAGATGTATGTTGTACAAATATTACAACTACCACTACTACAAGTTCTACAACAATTTGTCCTTGTACTACATATGGATATGTTGGACCAAGATTCGATCCTGGTACAATTACATATGTAGAATGTAATACATTAGAGCCAATTACAGACACTGCATCTAGCACTGTACAATTTGCTTGTATTGATAATAACTATCCAATCATAGAAATTGGTTCAATTAATGTTATAGATACACAAGATTGTTGTTCAAACATTACAACTACCACTACAACTGCTGTTCCAGTAAATCCATTTTGTTATGAAGTTACAGCTGTAAATAGATGTACTGTTTATTGGACTGATGCAAATGGTGATCCTCAATCACAAAACCTTACAAATGCTACAATAAACATTTGTGCTGACGAAGATTCTATTGCAAGTTCTTGTGGTGGAGGTGGAGGTATTTCTATAACTGGAGGAACTGTTGCTTGTACAAATGATGCAATGTGTCAACCTACAACTACAACCACTACAACAATAGCTTGTAATTGTATTACATTTAATAATACAAGCAGTAGTGCAATAGATATTCTTATTGGATATAATGATTGTATTGGAGAGTTTGTTGAAGATTTTATTTCTGCAAATGATGTATTACAATTTTGTGGAAGTGGTGGTATAGCAGCTAGTGAATTAGTAATAGTAACAACTGGAGGAGCTTGTATTGCTGAAGTGTGTCCTACAACCACTACCACTACAACAGCTACTCCATTAGCATGTGTATCTTATTTATTACAAAGTACAGGTGCTGGTGGAGCAAGTAATGAATGGGAAGCATTTGCTTGTAATTCAAACATTGCAGTGAGTGGAACAATTCCTTTCCCTGGAACAATGGAAACTGGATGTATTACAGAAGGTTCATTATTACTTGGTGCTAATTTAGAAGTTGTTTCTGATGCACCTTGTGAAGAAGTTAGTTGTGAAGCATTTGAAATACAAGGACTTTCTCCTGTAGGATCTTGGGATGCAATTGATTGTTCTGGAAATAGAGTTGGTGAAGTTGCTCCTAGTGGTGTCACTGTTCCTACAGGATGTATTATTCCTAATACATTAGTTTTAGATAATGCATATATAAAAAATTATCTTGGACCATGTGGTTCAACTACTACCACCACTACATTAGTTCCACCTACCACTACGACAACGACAACTCCTGTTCCTACAAGTTTTAGATATTTTTTCTCTAACGCTGCAATCTCAGGAACATTAGCATGTGCTCAAATAACGTTCCCAATAGTTTTATATTCAGACGATGCAACTCTTAATTTAGGATCTTTCTTGTACACAGACATGGCATTGACCACTCCTTTCATAGGAGCTGCAAGATGGTATCAAGAATCTACAAGTGGTATATCTTTTGCTATTCTTAATAGTGGTGAAATTGCTGGTGAATTTAATTGTGCGCCTACAACCACAACTACAAGTACAACATTGTTTCCACCAACTACAACAACCACTACAACTGTTGTAAATTTTAGTCATGGACTTTCTGCAGGAGAAACAAACAATATATTAGCTTGTCTTGAAACAGTTGCAGCAATAACAGTGTATACAAGTGTTCCTACAATAGTTTTTGGGACTGTTGTATACACTGATCCAACACTAACTACTACATTTAATGGAGGAGGAGTATCAGTGTATTATAAAAATTTCTCAGTAGGCAATTGTATTAGAATTAATGGTTCTGGACAAGTTTTCACTACTTTCTCTTGTTAATATTTTAAAGCTAAACTTATGAGTATTCTTAATTGTATAGACACTGGTTCTTGTTCAACACAAATTACTAAATCTGATTTAGTAACATATATTGGACTAGATCTATTGTGTACAAATATCCAAACATCAGAAGATCTCACTGAAGCTCTTGTAAAAATAGAAGAACGTATTTGTAGTATAACAGACAGTTTAAATGTCTGTTGTCCTACAACTACTACAACTAGTAGTTCTACTACAACTACTACAACTACTGAATGTCCTTGTCCAACAACAACGACTACTACTACAGCAACACCAACAACAACTACTACTACTAGTTCTACTTCAACTAGCACAACTAGTACAACTAGCACAACTAGTACATCAACTACTACAAGTACAAGTACAAGTACCACTACAACAACTACTACTACAGAATTACCAACAGTATTGATTTGTGAACAACGTTGGACAACTAGAAATTTGGATGTAACTACATATAGAAATGGTGATCCTATTCCAGAAGTAAGTGATCCTGTTGCATGGGCTGCACTTACTACAGGTGCTTGGTGCTATTACAACAATGACCCTGCTAATGAAGCTATTTATGGAAAATTATATAACTGGTATGCTGTAACAGATCCAAGAGGATTACCTCCTATAGGATATCATATACCAACTGAAGCTGAATTTGATCAATTAGAAACTTGTTTAGGTGCTACTGCTGGAGGAAAATTGAAAGAAATTGGAATATCTCATTGGGCTAGTCCTAATGTAGGAGCAATTAATAGTACTGGTTTTACTGGTCTCCCAGGTGGGGAACGTTTTCCAGATGGAACATTTCTTGGACTTACACTTCGTGCATTCTTTTGGACAAGTACAGTGTTCTTTCCACCATATATTTATTATCATTCATTAAACTATAATAGTAGTGCTCTTGCATATGGAAGTGATGGAACTGTAAAATATGGAATGTCTGTTCGATTAGTAAAAGATTAATTTAAACCAATAATAAAATGACAGTATTAATAACATTAACAACAGCAGGATCTGACTCAGGTCCATTTAACCTATACTCAGATGTAGATGGATTTTTATCAGCATTTGAAGTGGGAGTTGCTAAAATAGATTTATTAGCAGGATATTCTTCATCATTGGTTCCTGACCCAACAACAATTATTAGAGTTATGTCTAGTAATTTTTTGTGTACTAATTATATTGATTTAGAATTATATCCTGTAACTACAACAACCACTACAACATTACCATTAGAGTTTTTATTAAGTTACGAATGTGATGGTGAAACAGTAATTCAAATTACAGCAGACACAATCACTGGAGGTGCGCCAGGTTATTACCCAGCAACTACATTCTTCTATGATGAAGCTTCTGCTCTTGCAAATACAAGTTGGTCAGCATTTTCAATTGAGTCTATTAGTTATGGTACTAGTGAACCTAATAATACATTCTGGGTAGCAATCATAGATTCAGCAGGAAACGTTGCTGTTAATAGTATAACTACTAATTGTACAACTACAACAACTACTACAGCACCACTTGATTTTGTATTAACATCTAGTTGTGCTGGAATAAATGCAACACTTAGCATGAGTGCTTACACTGGAGGATCAGCACCTTATGAATCAGGAAATAATTATTTTACAAGTGAGGCAGCTGCATTAGCTAATACATCTTGGGTTGGACCACCATCAGGAGCATTTGCAATAGGAATAGGATCTACACCAGGAACTTATTGGATGGTTATTAGAGATTCATTAGGAAATTTAAAAGCTAAAGACATAACTGTAGATTGTTCAACAACTACAACTACAACTACAATACCTTAATATACAAAAAGTCTTGTTTTGTTGGTTTTACAAGACTTCTCCTCAAGATTTTTCTTGGGGAGTTTTTGTTTAATAACTTTTTTAATTATAAAGAATTTCTTGCGTAATTAAAAATATTTGCATATTGTAAAAACTATTATTTATCTTTACCATATTTTTAATTAAATTAGAACGTATATGCTTGACAATCAACAATTACTGAATCAGTTGAAGGATATGCTTCGCTGGAAAAAAAGCAAGAGTTACTATGCAAAGTCTTTAGGAATTTCTGTATATGAAGTAGATCAACTTCTTTTACAGTTAAGTCATGACAAAAGACCTAAACTACTATCAGATAAAACAATCAAGGTTGATGTTGAAAGAGGAACATTAGAAAGCGTAGTAATATGCGATCATGAACCCAAAGACGATCTTGAACTTGCAGCATTACATAAGATAGATCTTGATAAATATATAATTACCAACTACTGGTCTAAGCTTTTACCAAATGGTAAGTTTACATCTTCAGTTTTTTCTAAACGAAAAGGACCAAAAGATTACAACCCTGAAGACTTTGCCAAGTTTTTAGAAAACTACAAACCAAACAACATTACAATTACTCCTGTTGATCATAGCAAAGAGAAAGATTATGTTGACATTGAGGTGTCAATCTCTGATTATCACTTAGCTAAACGACATGTAGACGAGGATAACAATCCTGTTGAAAGAGCTTACAGATATTTTAATGTGGCTCAATCTTTGATTAAAAAAGTTGCATCTGTATATAACATAAACACTATAGTGTTTCCTATTTCGAATGACTTTTTCCATACAGACAATTACCAAAACCAAACTACACAAGGAACTCCACAAGACACTATATTAGATTATAGTTCTGAATATGAGTTAGGATTCTCAATACTTGTAGACACAATAAACATGTTGAGATTTTATTCAAGTAATGTTGATGTAATACTTGTTCAAGGAAATCACGACAGGACTAAATCCTTCTATTTAGCACATGCATTAGAAGTGTATTTCAAACGTGAACTTGATGTTAAGTTTGATAGAGAACATAGTGTTGTAAAAGGTAAGACGTTAGGAGATACATTTATTGGATGGCATCATGGTAATTGTAAGTTAGAAGACCTTCCACTATTATTTGCCACACATCCTAAATATAGTCAAGCATTTGGTAATGCTAAATATAGAGAAGTGCACACAGGAGATAAGCATCACTATATGGCTAAAGAAGTCAAAGGTGTAAGAATACAACAAATGCCTAGCTTGTCTGGAACAGACAGATGGCACTTAGATAATAACTACGTACATTCAGTACGTGCAGCTCTTGCTTTAGTTTATGATAATAAACTAGGAAAAATAGCAGAGTTTGAAACTCGAATATAAATATGTCAACATTAAGAAAATTAGTTTCAGACGTAAGATCAACACATAAGCTGCTTTCTACAGACAGCTTAATCACTGATAGAGCTATTGCTTCTGAGATCAGAAACAATTCTTTATTGCTCATCAAGAGAGAAACAAATCTCAGAAAGCTTTGGGCTACAGATACTTTATTTACAACCATTCCTTGTTTAGAGATGTGCCAAGTGCCAATCTCTGAATGTTGTGACTTTGTAGATGAATGTACAATTGCAAGAAGTAAACATAAGATTCCACGTATATCAGAAGGTAATTACCAATATGTAATACAAGGAGTTTATTCTATTAATGCATTGAGTGGTCAAGGAAAGAAGTTAAAAGAAATTTCTGTTAATAGATATATAAATCTATTGAAACTTCCTGTTATAAAGAATCAAGAATACTTCTGGATATCTAATGGATATTTGTATGTAAACAATCCAAACTTACAAGCCATTCGATTTGTAGCATTATTTGAAGAAGATGTAGACAATGAGATATTATATCCAGAATGTGGATGTGGAAAAGAATATTCTGAAGAAGAGTATTGTATTAATCCATTAGATAAAAAGTTTGCTTGTCCAGGATATTTAGAACAACAAGTGTTACAATTAACTTCGCAGAAGTTATTATCTACATACTTTAGTATCAAAACAGATATAAGTCAAGATGGTGTAGATGGACAAGCCCCAAATTCAAAGCCAACTAGTTAATGAGAACAAAGGTTGATTGGAGAAGTTCGAGTAAAGATAACTATAGGGAGTTTTGTGAAAAGTATCCCAACATATTGTTATCTTTTGATGAATGGAGAAGTGTCATTTATACATTCAACGAAGCATTCAAACAATACATATTAGAAACTGGAGAGAAGATTAAACTTCCTTTTGGTTTTGGAGAGTTCTCAATAAAGAAAAAGAAGAGAAGAAAAATGAAAGGTGTTGATGGAAAGGAATATATTAATCTTCCCATTGACTGGCAGAAAACTAGAGAGAAAGGAAAAGTTATTTATAACTTCAACTATCACACAGAAGGATTCTTTTTTGGTTGGCACTGGTTCAAACAAAATGCTAGATTCAAACATTCTGATCTTTGGTACTTTAAACCTTCTAGAACAACATCAAGATTACTATCTCACTACATAAAGGCTGATGATAAATATCAGCACATATATAGAGAGTGGATAACATAAACACTTACAAAAATGAGTTACTATTACAAATATAATTTTGTTAGCCCAGAGCCAGTCTACGCACTTGTGAAAGAAGAATTAAAATCTTACTTTGATACAGGAGCTGTAGACGATTTGTTATTTCCAACCTACTTAGATAAATGTCTAAAGAAACTTGGACAATCTAGTTATGTAATAGCTCAACAACTTCTACATATAGAAGACTTTGAAGCTAGACTTCCTGATAACTTTCATGCTGTTAGAGAAGCTTGGTTGTGTACATCTATTCCTGGATATCCATATCAGACAGCTAACTCATTTTACTCACAAGCTGCTTCAGAGACAACAATACAAATAAGTCCTGTTACATCTAATGGACAACCTTGCACTAACTTAGAATGCACCACAGGATGTCCTACGTGCATGCCAACATTAGTTCAAGCTGTATATAAAACAAATCAACAAGTTGCTGTAGAATATCATAGACAATACTTATTGAAACCAGGAAACATTTCTGTTAGAGCAAACTGTTCTTTAGATTGTGCAAACTTTGGTTCATCAGCTGCTGACTCATTTGACATCAGAGATAATAAGTTTGTCACTAACTTTAGAAATGGAGTGGTACACTTAGTATTCTACTCTACAGAATATGATAATGCAGGAAATCAAATGATGCCTGACAACTATCGTATTAGAGAGTTCATAGAAGCATTCATTAAATATAAAGTGTTCGAAACACTTGCAAACCAAACTAACGACGAAACTTTTAACCAACTTCAACAAAAACTTGTTTATTACAAACAACTTCATGACGAGGCTTTCATTATGGCAAACATCGAAATCAAAAAACAAGATGCTTACACTAAACAAAGACGAATCATAAAAGATTTAAACAGGTTTAATATGTACGAGTTACCAAATCGTACTAATAGATATGGTAGAAGACGTAATAATTAATACTCATGGCAGACGATAAACTTGAAAAAATTAAGAAACTACTCAGTGGTGATCAAAGTGATGTTAACCAAGAGTATAATGTAGCATCTATAGGAATGAACTTAGATAACACTGTTAGTCAAGTTCCTAAAGGAATGCTTACTTATGCATTGAATGCTTCTCTTGAGAACTTTGATGCTAACTCTGTAAACTATCAGAATGAACCAGGAAATGAACCATGCTTTAATAACAATGCTGAGTTTTTTCCTGCTAATTACATATTGATTGGTACACATCTTATTCAAGAAAAAAATAAACATATATTCTTTCTTACTAATCCTTCAACAGGTGAGTCAGAGATTGGATACATGGACAATAATGATTGTAACTATCATGTGTTTATTAGTGCACCTTGTCTTAATTTTGACATTGATTATCCTATACACAAAATTGTACACAAGATAACTAACTGTAGTACAGAGATATATTGGACAGATGGATTCAATCCTAGAAGATATTTGGATCTTGACCCTCTTAAAATTCCATATACATTAGCACAAAGTTCTACTTTTTGTGATCCTAATTATACAAGCCAAATAGATTGTAATCAATTAAAATTACAACCTAATTTTTCTATTCCTGAATTAACTATTGTAGATGTTATAACAGGGGGGGACCTAACTGCAGGTACAGTGCAGTTTGCAATTCAATATTGTGATGCATCAAGTAATCCTTACACATCATATTATTCAGTTACAAATCCTACACCTATTGCAAATGCTCGTGTTACAGATGTTAACTTTAACTATCCTGTTGGAAAATCAGTTGTAGTTGGAATTAATAATCTTGATGCTACAGGACAGTTTCAATATTTCAACTTAGCTGTAATTAAAACAGTAAATGCTATTTCATCAGTAGAACTAATAGGTACATACTTCATTGATAATGTAATAATGAGCATTACATATAGTGGTCAAAATAAAACAAACATTAGACTTTCTACAGCTGATATTTTTGAAAAGTTTCCTCATTACGAAATAGCACAAGATCTTACATCTGTACAAGATATTCTTGTATGGGATAATCTTACATCTATAGATAGAATTAACTACCAATCTATTGCAAGTAAAATAAGATTTCAATGGGAGACATATAGAATTCCTTCTAATGAAAACTATTCAGATGAATTAAATGCTACAAACTTACGTGGTTATCTACGTGATGAAGTGTATGCATTTGAAATTGTATTCTTATTAAAGAATGGAAAACAAACAGATGGTTTTCATATCCCTGGAAGACAAAGAAATAATAATGAGTCTTTTCCAGATGTACCTGACACAAGTCCTGATTTTATAGGAACTCCTGAATACATTGACCCTCTTACAGGAGTTGGATATAGCCCTTATTGGAAAATATATAATACAGGTAGCGTAGTTGGAATTGGTACAGGGCTACCTATAGAAAATGCAACACCACACGAATATGGTGATTTTGCATATTGGGAATCAAAAGAAAAATACCCATGTAACGATGCTTTATGGGGAGATCTTGCAGATCAACCTATCAGACATCATAAGTTTCCTGATGTTCTTGTTAGTCCTATATTTGAAAGTGCTACACCAGTAATTACTGCTAATAAATATAAAGTAGAAATGCAAACATCAGATGCTGTATTTCCTATTGGTGTAAAAATTAATATTAGTCAAGTTACGCAATTAATTCAACAATCAAATTTAACAGAAGATCAAAAAGCTGACATTGCTGGATTTAAAATTATAAGAGGAGACAGAGGAACAAATAAATCAATTGTTGCTAAAGGTATTCTTAGAAATCTTAATTTATACGAAAGAGAAAAACAAACTTTTTATTTCCCCAATTACCCATATAATGATCTTAGTGAAGATCCTTTCTTACTTACAGCTAATAATGCATATTCACAATTAGCTGAACCTTGGGTAGTTATGTGTACAGAAATTGATCCTGAAACAGAACCAGGTGGTTCATTATATAATCCTGCTGATCCTGATCCTAGACCATATGGAACTTATGAATATACAGATCCTAATACAAATAAAACTTTTACAGAAAGAATGTATTTGAATGAAATAAAAGAATTTTGTTCAAATAGTAGACCTTTTTTTGTTACAGGTAAAGCATATATAGGTCCTGGAAACTATGATGTATATAAAGTAAGAAGTAGAGGATGTAAAGGTTTTCGTGTAAACTGGTCAAGTCCTTATACACTTGATAACACAGCGTTAGATCCACAAGGTCCATGGTTAGATGGATGGAGTGCTGTGGAATTTAATCTAACCAATGTACTTGTAGGTCTTCTTGTAGTACAAGTATTACCTTTTGCTTTTCTTGGAATTGAAGCTGTTGTTATTATAGGAGGAATAGTAGTAGATGGTGGTAGAGCATTATATGCCACTGTTGCTGTAGGTGGAACTGTTAGTACTGCATGTAGAAATAGATGGTATGATATAGCATGTAAATGTAGTGTAGGACAAGAATATATTCCACCCATTGGTGAATCTCCTAGAGGAGTTATTGATTTTACTCGTTCTAGAAGATCTAGTGTTAAGTGTGGTGAAACAACTCAACTTCCTGCTATAACAACTGATGCATCAAAATACAGACATGTGTTTAATTCTCCTGAGACATCTTTTGGACAACCTTTCTTAGGTAATGTTCTTAAGTTAGAGAACGTAATGTATGGAGCAGGTACTGGACATTTTGTTGCAGTTAATAAGAATGCTAAGTATAAACTAATTTCAAAAGAGGCTCAAGAAGATGCATTGCGTAGTTCTGATGCTATAGCAAGAATGACTGATCCTTTTAATTTTACTGCTACGTTTACAGCATATCAGGCATATTTAACTATTTATATAAATGGTATCACAAGAAAGAACTATGCATATTCATTTAATTCAATTGCTAGTTATGATTATTATGGAGATATTGAAAATAATCCAGCATTAGCAATTAAACAACGTAATATTGATATTACACAATATCTTATTCCAGGAGTACAATCTGTAGGAGATAATCATAATATTAATAATTTTAATAGAGAATCTTCTGTATTTATAAAAACTATAGAAGATAGAAATACCACTATTACTGTTCCACCTTTATTGTTTCCTAATGACGTTCCAAGCATTAGCATAAATGGATCTCCTGGTATTAGCGACTATTCAAGATATACAATTACTAGTTCAGATCGTTGTATTACTCCTGCAGAAGAAAAAGATGATGTAACAGTAGTATCTTATTATGCTTCAATGAAAAATGTATTTGATAACCAATGGGGACAAATATATTCTTATGAAACAGTTGATACAGGTTTTCAAAAAACAGTTCCATTTACAGGAGTGTCAACTGCCACTATATTTGGAGGTGATACATTCATTTCTAGATTTGCATTTAAAACAAAACTTCCATACTTTATTGATAACAGAGTGGGAGCTCCTGATGATTCAGAGATATTCTATGATGAGATTGGTAACATAGCCTATCCAAAGTACTGGCACTCAGCACGTTCTGTATTATCAGATTTTAGTCTTGATAATGGAGTTGTAATGACAAACATAGTTTCAATCAAAGCACATAATTTTGATTGCCCTAATGATCCTTCTAAAGTACCTACAGGAAGTGAGAGTTCTTATAGAACCTATTATGATGGGTATTTTTATTTATTTGCATATGGAGTTCCTAACTTCTATTGTGAGAGCTCTTACAATTTAGATTTGCGTCAAGCATTCAATAATAGAGAAGGTGACTTCTGGCCACATGTTAGTACTAGTATTCCTGATGATTGGGTACAAGAAAGTTTTGTTCCAATTTCTCAAGATAATACATATTATTATAATACAACTTTTTCTAAACAGAATAAAGAGAATTACTTCACACACTTACCTCCTGATTGGACAGAACAACTGTGTTATACAAACTATCCATTCAGAGCAATATACTCAGATCCCCAAACCACAAATGCTGATAACAGAGTTAATAACTGGTTGACGTATAGAGCAACTGCAATGTTTGACTTTCCTCAGAATTATGGAAGTCTTACAGCATTAGATGGTATTCAGAATAAAGCTATTTTAGCTAGATTTGAAAACAAGTCATTGTTATATAATACATTGCTTACAATTAACACAAGTAATCCACAAGCAGCATATATAGGAAACGATACATTGTTTAAACAATCCCCTCCTATTGACTTTGCTGAAACAGATCTTGGATATGTAGGAAGTCAGAATAAGTTCTTGTTGAAGATTCCACAAGGACAAATTACTGTTGATGCTAAACGTGGACAAGTGTTTCTTGTTAATAGTAATCAAGCTACAGATCTTTCTGCATTTGGCACAGGAATGAATAGATTCTTTACAGACCATTTAGCATTTGAGATTCTTAGATATTTCCCTGAAGTAAATACAGATAATCATTTCACAGGAATTGGTTTACATGGAGTGTATGATTCTAAATTTGATAGAGTTATTATTACAAAACTTGATTATATTCCTATAGACAAAGATGTGAAATATGATGCTGATAAAAGAGAGTTTTATATAGAGACAGTGCAGCATATTCCAGATGCTACAACAACATCAACAACTTCTACTACTACAATAATATCTTAAATATTATGTCAACAAATAATGATAATACAATACCAGTAGTAACAAGAACACAGGTCTATCTTACAGATCCTGAATTCTTCTGTAATAAGTCTTGGACTATTTCATATAATATGAATACCAATAGTTGGATTTCATTTCACAGCTATATTCCTAATTGGTATATGGGTGAAAATAATTTCTTCTATTCAGGAATCAATGGCTGTTGTGATGATTTTGATTCTAATTTTATTGCATTTGTAGGTGATACAAATAAACCAACAACCTCTACAACTACCACAATTCCAACTAGACCAAATTATACAACCACTATAAGATATGTTCCATCATGTGATTTAGTGGGTGAAGCTACAGAACTGTTTTGTGAATTGGCTGGTGAAGTTGTAATTACAGTTTCAACAACAACAACAACTACAACTTGTACACCACCTGATAATTTATTTACATATACTTTATATGCTGGATATCAATATGGTAGTGGTATGCCAATTGATTCAACATCAAGTTTGAATGATATGTGTAATGCTATGGCAATCATTAGACTTGGTAATCCATCAATCAGTGCTGTAACAATTAATGGTTATGCATTTAGTCTTGATGTTTTACAACTTGTTTATGATAATCAATTTTCTAGTTGTACATTTATTCCTGATGGATATTATTACACATTAGAAAGCTTATCTGATGGATATGGATATTATGTAACTGATGGATACATTGCTAGATTAGTAGATTGTAATTGTGGAACTACAACTACCACTACCACAATTGCACCAACAGTAGGAGAATGCTGTGGACTTTTATTTAGTGCAGCAGATAAAATTTATGTTCTCAATGATGATGATAATCCTATAACAGAAGTAATTGTACCAGGATATGTAAGTGGATATGGAATAGCTATGACAGCAAATAAATTCTGGTCTATTGATACACAATTTATTGAATGGGATATAGCACTGTCTCCATTTAGCGCAATCTTTAATAGAAACATCACTTTCCCTGGAGGATTTACAACATCATCAGGGATGGTGGCAATTGATGATGTAACATTAATTACAATTGATGATTCAACAACTCCTCAAGATGTAATAGAAATGGATGTTACAGGACTTGCAGGAGTTGCAACTATAATGTTTAGTTTACAAACTGATAGAGTTGCAATAGGAAACATGTTGTATACAACAGAAGCTAAACTTATTATAATCAATCAGGATGTAACTACATCAGATTATTACATTACACAATATGACTATCCTACATCAGTGATCGAAATAGATTTAAATGTTGGAACGTCTTATGATCTTGTAACATTATCAGAATGTAATTGTATTATATTTGCAGGAGATACTTCTGGAAACTTATATGCTGTAGATGAATTACTGTCAGGTATATTAATTCCTATATTTGGTACAGGGCTTATTCTTGAATCAGCTACACAAGTAGCAAGTTGTGTTCCACAGTCACTTAATAGTAATGGTAATAATATAACTACAACTACAACAACTACAGTGTTTGTTCCAAATCCATTCTGTTATACTATCACTGTATCTGGCAATGGATCAGCTACGTTCACTTGGATAGATTATTTAGGAGTGGGACAATTCCAAACATTGGTTAATGAAACAATTTACATATGTGCACAACTCAATACTATTGATGGAGAAACAACTGGAGAAGCTATAGTTACTCTTACAGGAGGAATAACTTCTTGTACATCTGATGGAGATTGTACACCCACAACAACAACAACAACAACTATTCCTTAATGATATGTCAAAGGTTATAACAATACGATTAACAACTGCTGGAGCAGGGACTGGACCATTCACGATCACAGATCAGTTTGGTAATGTTATAGCTACAAACGTTTCCAAAAAATCATTGATGGCAGGAATTAGTTATGTAGTTGATAATGTAGTTGACATAATAACAATTGAATCTACAGGAAAATGTAAATTAAAAAAATCATTCACTCTACAATCAATTACTAGAACTGACTATGCAGCTTTAACATATACACAATCTACTAGTGCATGTCTATGGAGACATCTTACTGACATACATACATATAACTACTATTATGGAAAAATAGAACCATACATTATCGAATACCCTTTTACATATCAATACCAAGATGAGATCTTACAGAATGTAAAAGATTACACCAAGGCATATGAATACATTCCTATTCCTGATGGTGTATTTAGTTACAATACAAAAGTTGAAACAAACGATAAATGGTTCAACAAAGCTATTCTATATAATGGACAACAAAGCTCAGGGTTATTAGAACTTGTAGCAAAACCAATAAATAACTTACAAGCATACAACTTATATCCTATCTTTAACACTAATAGTAAAACTATCACTTATACTAAGAGTGATAACTTCTATCAGTATAATACATTCTGGGCATTGCAGAAGAGTTCTCAGATTCCATTATTCAACACGTCTTGTGAAAGCCTTTCAATTGATAAGGTGATTAATCAATCTAACATGGACTATGGATCTAGATCATTTAAGAAAGCTACCCTTAGAGCAAAAGAACTTAAGGTGAGACACATCTTAGATAACTCTGCAACAGTACACTTAGTTAGTCAATTCATAATAGCTCCTGCTATGATAAGCTATAAATAAAATAGTTATGGAAATTTGGAAACACGTAATCTCTTACAAATAATGAGTAGTGGTAAAGTAAAATGCACATGTGGATGGAGTTGGAACAAGTCTGATTCTAGCAAGAAAGATTTGTACATATGTCATGAGTGTGGTAGAGACAATAGTAACAACATGAAGAATGGTGGTTGGCTAGACAACTATGGTGAGGAAGAAAACTATAATGATTATGAAGTTTCTGCTCCTGAAGGATTTGAAGGAGATGGATATAGTAACGTAGGACGTAACTATTCTCCTGCATGGGGGGGACAGTTTCAAAAAGGGGGTAAACTTAAATTCTTACAACCTACAGATGAAAATCTACCTGAAGGATATGTTATTCCATATAACACTCCTAGTTCTGAACTAGCTATGTCAATAGGAGGAGAGAATGGGGAACCAGCTTATTTAATCCCTAGCTTTAAATATGGACAACCATTAGATGATCCATTAGCAGAGTTTAGAAAAACTGGAGAACATCTTGGTGGTCCATTTAAGACATATCAAGAAGCTGATGAATGGGAAAGAACTGTAAGACATCCTGCTGTTGAAAGAAAAGAAACTATAATGTTTCCTCAAGAAAAATTTCAACAAGGTGGTGACATTCCTCAACCTACATCAGGTATAGGTAATATATTTAGTAATATGATGGGAGGAAGAAATAACTCTCAGTATGAAGTGTATGGGGATAACTCTGCACGTAACCTTAATACATTCAATCCACACTATACAAGAATAGATAAAAAAGAACCTGTTCCTGGTGCTGAACTTCCTAAAGAAGAAATAAAACTATTTAGAGAAGATGTTCCTGCAGACACAGGATTTATTCCTAAATATTTTTCACAATCATCTACAAGTGACGATGATGAATATTCAAGAATACGACCCATATACAGAAAAAAGAAAAAACCTATATATAATATAGAACCAGAAGATGAAGAACTAGAAGAAGATGAAGAGTCAGAATTTACTGATCCAATCAGTTGGATAATTGATAAAATAACAGATCTCTTTACACCATCTGATGATGAAGAAAATGAATCTGGAGAAAAAGAATCTTGGAACATCAAACAAAGAAATACTCGAATGAAAGGTGAGGGAGGAGCGTATGATGCAATGAATATTAATACAAGTGATCCTGAACAAATTAAACGAGCACAAAGAAAAGCTGACATATTTAATACATCTATAAAGAAGAAATATGGAAACTCCAAGAACCCTAAAGCAATTGAAAGAGCAAACACAATAAAAGATACTGTTACTGTAACTCCTAATCTTGCAATGGGTGGTTCTGTTCCAGGAGCTGTAGGATTCACATACGCACGTACGAAGGGTATTCCTTCCAATGGTCCATATGCAAAGAAGACATTGGCTAGTGCACAGGATGGGGAACAATTAGATATGCATGGAAATCCAATGTTTGCAAGGAGAGTAGATAATCCTAATGTAAATAGAAGTTACTATGATCCTAGGTTAAACACAATGAACATAGGGACTGATTACACTACATGGAAAGATGATGAGGGTAACCAATTAACAGGAGAAGATTTAAAACTTCATCAAGATCAGTTATTAGCACATGAAAATTATCACGCTATTCAGCATTCAGAAGGTAGAGATAATTATGACATAGCTCATGATACAGATGATAGACTATGGGCTGAGATGCAAAATCCACCACAGATGATGACCACTGATGCTGTATGGAATAATTTTTATAATAGAAGCGATTTAGAAAATCAAGAAGACTATATACAATTAATAAACGATGTTCCAGAAGCAAGAATTCTTAATAAATATTTATTATTTGATAAAGTTCTTGACAGTCAAAGATATACTAATCCTTTAAACCTAGAAGGAGAGGCAAAGTATTATGAAGAAGTAGGAAAAGAGTATGACTACAAAAATGGTGGATCAATGTCTTATTACCAACATGGACTAGATTGGAAACCTAAAGGAATGAAGAATGGTGGGTGGTTAGATTCATTTGCTGAAGGTGGGATCATTAAAGATGACAGAGGACAATGGGCTCATCCTGGAGAGATAACAGAAATAGGTTCTAACAATATAACCATGCAAGGAGTTCCTTATGATGTATTAGGAATATCTGATACTGGTGATACAAAACTAATGAAACCAGGAAAGAACTATAAGTTCAAAGGAAAGAAAGTAACAGAGTTTCCAATGGCTAAGAATGGTGTAAATCAACAAGATGAAAAAACTTTTGAACAGTTAGATCAATTAACTAACTTTACAAACTATAACAAACCACAACCAGGTGGATGGTTGAACAAATACAATTAATATGAAGGCTCAAATATTAAAAATTGCTGGTGTTAAATCTGAAAAAGAATTCTATAAAAAGTATCCTTCAGAAGAAGCATTTATGAAAGTGCATGGTAAAG